AATAGTCATGATGCTGCGATAGCAGTATTCGTAGATAAAGAAATTAAATTTGCTGCACACAGTGAACGTAGTAGTGGGGTTAAGAACGACAAACACCTGAATCAGAAGCTAATTAATCAAGCACTGGAATTTGGATTTCCTGATACAGTACACTGGTATGAAACACAGTGGTTAAAACGGTTGCGTCAGTTAACAAGTGGACAATATAAGCTGGCATTGACAAAACCCAGTCCAGTGACCACAATGAGCGAATTTGGTATTGATGCTTGTGATAGTATGCTATTAATGGACGATTATCGTGAAAATCAAACAATGTTTCATAATCACCGCCACCACGCCAGCCATGCCGCCGCGGGGTTTTATACAAGTCCTTTCCGCGATGCCGCCATACTTGTAATTGATAGTATAGGTGAGTTTGAAACGCTTACTATCTGGCACGGTAAAGATAAAAAAATGCGCAAGCTGTTTAGTCAGAGCTATCCGCACAGTGTTGGGTTATGGTACAGCGCAATGACACAGCGCATTGGCTTAAAGCCCAATGAAGAAGAATATATTCTTATGGGCTGGGCCGCGGTGGGTGATCCTGAGAAATATAAACAAAAAATATTTGACGATTTCTTTGAACCATTTGACGGGACACCAAACATTCGCTTTAAGCAAAACTTGCATCGCGGCTGTTTATGGTGGGCACCAGAACTAAACACAATACAAGATTATGCAGACATTGCGGCAAGTACACAAGCTGTTTATGAAATGGTATTTGACTACCTAGTAATGAAAACCAAAGAGATTGTAGGTGACGAAAATATTGTAATCATGGGCGGATGTGCGCTAAATTGCGTTGCCAATGGTCTTGCATATAAGTATTTTGATAATGTATGGATCATGCCTAATCCTGGCGATGCTGGTAGCGCAGTAGGGTGTGTGTTGGATTGGAATAGAGAATTCGTTCCATTTACTACTCCATATTTGGGATATGAAATTAAAGGATCTTATCCTGTAAACGCAACACTGCAAGAACTAAGTACAGTAGGAATGGTTGGGGTAGCAAATGGAAGAGCTGAGTACGGCCCACGTGCGCTGGGTAATAGGAGTTTGTTAGCGGACCCAAGAGGACAGGAAATGAAAGACCTTGTTAACACTGTGAAGCGTAGACAAGAGTTTAGACCTTTTGCTCCAGTAATTATGGCTGAACACGTGCATGACTATTTTGACATGCCAGCGGGTTGCAACCATAGCCCATACATGCAGTTTATTGGGACATGTAAACGTCCTGACTTATATCCTGCAATTACGCACTTGGACGGTACAAGCCGTGTGCAAACTGTAACACGCGAACAGCATCCTGGATTATACGAATTGCTGGAACGCTGGTATGCGCAAACAGGATGTCCAATGTTACTAAATACTTCGTTAAACATTAAAGGCGAACCTATGGTGGATGATGAGGATGACGCTGAACGTTGGACGCGGAAATATAACGTAAAGGTATTAACACGAGATGACACTTAATCCAGTGAAACTAATTAAGCAATGGATCGCCAATTACAAGTATAAGAAGCGGTTAGCTGAAAAACTAAAAAAACTAAAAGACCAAGACCCATTTATCTATGATTAAAGAACGGTATGTAGTCACTCAGTATGGTAAAGCACGGTGTGTTATACTGAGTGACTATCATTACTGGGCAGAACATTATACAGAACTTCACGAATGGACAACTAATTTTCCCGGCAGTATATTGGAAGGCATGGTATTGCAACTACCTTCTGACGAAGCTGTTTTATTATTCAAACTAACATGGACATAACATGAACCTAAAAATTTTAAACGAATTAGATCGTATTCTAAAACGAAATCCTAGCCTTGAATCTGATAGGCTATCACTATGCCAGGTAGTAAACGGCGTATTTGATATTGAATTAGATAATATCTCACCAGTGGTTAGTATATCAGAACTAGCAGATATTATTGACAATGAAGTTTTAACAAAATACTTCAGTAAAGTATGGCAACCTGAAACAAAAAAATACAAGTATAGCGGACTCGCTATTATTGACGAAGTTAACGCAATGGATCCGACGGCAGTAATTGATATTGGATGTGGATACAATGAGTTTAAAGGCAAGATACAAAATTTAATTGGCATTGATCCTTATAATCATCGTGCAGACGTAAAAGCTACTGTATTAGAATACCAAGTAACAGATATCAAATATGATGTAGCAATTTGTTTGGGTAGCATTAACTTCGGTAGCAGTGACAAAATTATTAAAGAACTTACTGCCGCAGTAAACCTTGTAAAAGATGGCGGCGTGCTTTATTTCCGTGTAAACCCTGGGCAACAGCATACTGCTCCTGAAAGTCAATGGATTAATTTTTATGATTGGGACCCTGTTTTTATTAGTAACATGGCTAAACAATTAAACTGTGAACTACTTGCAATTCGCAAAGATTTAAACCGCATATATTTTGTGTGGCGTAAAGCTAAATGATTGTTGGACTATCGCAACGAGTAATATATCACAATGGCCAGGCTTACGATTCAACAGATCAAGCCTGGTATCATTATTTTAAAGACCAAGAAATAATACCTATTCCTAATAGAATAGATCAGGACTTCAAACAACTTGCAAACAAGATAGATGCTTTGGTGTTAACTGGTGGCAATGATCCTAATATTAGGCGTATTACTGAAACACGTATGGCTACAGAAATGTTATTATTAAATAAGCCAGTGGTCGGAATATGCCACGGTGCTTTTCTATTAACAACTCTAAATGGCGGTGCGGTAGGCATTATAGAAGATCATCACGGCGTATCTCATCGTGTTTATACGAATGGAGAAGAACACGTTGTCAACTCTTATCATACTATGTGCATAAACAAAGCGCCTGAAAATGCAATAGTATTAACAACAGACTACGCAGGTTATTGTGAATCTTGGATAGAAGGAAAAATGGCCGCAGTAGTTTGGCATCCTGAACGTATGAAAAACCCATATTTGCCAAAAGAAGTTCAAACCCTTTTGATGTAATTTTCTGAGGCATAAATAATAATGCAGTAGAGAGTTCTACTGACGATCATCATATGATGAGCCACACAGTCAATAAGCGGAGTCGCAATTGAGTTACTATGTGTGACCCATCTATAATTCACAGAAGTATAGATGTTTTTAAACTATAAAACAAAGTTTTATAGAACTATTTTTTTTATGATAGAATGGAGAAACATCATGACAACACTAACAGGTAAAGAGTTCGTTGCAAAAATCACAGCAGAGAACAAAGCACTATTCGACGCATCACGTATGAACACACGTGCATACTTTAATTCAAATCCATCACAAGAACAACTAGTAGAGCACTTCACAGGCCGTATGGTCAACGAGCGCATGAACATGTCAGAAATTTCAGCTGCAATTGCTGCAATGCCAGCAAACACACCAGCTGAAGAACTAGAGCTACTAACAAAGCAAGCACTAGACGAAGCAGTTCACTTCAAGATGGTAAAAGACGTTATCGAACACATCACTGGTACAGAACTAGATGTTGAAGCAGCAATCGCGGCAGAGGCAGCAAAGCCAACAGCTAAGGGCGCAGCTCTACTAGCAAAGTACGAAGCAACAGACGACAAATCAGCTCTAGCAGCATACCAGCTAGTAGCAGAAGGCCGCGCTGAAGCAGTATGGAACGAAATGGCAGAATGCATCGAAGACGCATACATCTCAAAAGCATATGCTAAAATTGCAGCAGACGAAGGCTTCCACGCAAACATCGGTGGTCTACGCCTAGCAAAGATAGCAGTTACAGGTGAAGAGCAAGCTCGTATCCTAGAATTAGTTGATCAAATGCGCAAGGATCTATTCCAGATTTCTTGCTCAAACACAGCGGCAGTAGCAGAAGCTAAAGAACTAGTAGCAGAAGCATACGGCTGGTAATCAGCTTGGGGTTGCTCATTAATGGGCAACCCACACATCGAGTATATAGATATGATTAATGTAAAAAAAGAATATATATCAAATGATCGTTGGGTGTTAAATTTAACAAAGCTGGAAAGTGGCGAATCACGTACTTTTAACCAGCCTGGAGCAAACTATGTTCTAATTAGAAATTCTGAATTTGAAGACGAAAATAAACTTGTAAAAAGAGCAAATGCTGCCATAATGGTAGCCAATGGTGAGTTTACAGTAAGATGCAAAGACAGTGACAGTTCAGCAGTTGTTGTCAACTATCCTGGGCTAAGGTTTTTGGAAAGTAGAATTTTTATCCAAGAAGAAATGGATATTGGTAACTTGACATACATGGACGGCGGTAGTAATAGCACAGCTATTAATCCTGGGCGTCTAGGAGATCCAGTTATTAACTATGTTCACTTTCCAGCTGGCATGTATCAAACGCTGCATACACACCCAAGTCATCGTATAGGATTGATTTTAAAAGGCAATGGAAGAGTGGAATTGGATAACGAAGAAATGTTTCCAATTAATGAAGGCGAGGTATTCTTTATGAGACGTAATGAACTGCATAATTTTATTACTGACGATGAAGACGTGCTACTCTTTGTATTTGCACCAGACAGCGGCACTGGCCCAACTGATGAGGTCAACCCGTTAAAGATTAGAACATATGTAGGCCAACAACGACATGCAAAATAAAAAACTATTGATAGTTACCGGGCCACAGGGGTCTGGTAACCATCTCTTTAGCAGACTTTTCAGCAAACACCCCGAGGTAGCAGGCTGGGAAGAATTGCTAGATAAATATTGGGTACCGAGTGATCAGGAACCCTTTGCTGAATACTGGGTCCGCCCAGAACTACTAACTCCGGAGATATTTGAAACACATCAGTATCATATGGCAAATGTGAGCTGTCCTTTCTTTTATGATGGAGTTAGATACGTTCCTAAAATTTTAGAAGTCGCAGAGCGAGTGAAAAGTTTTGGGGTTGACGTGACGATTGCTATTGTGGTTAGAGACCAGAATATCAATCAAATGCAACAGTTGCGAGTGCGTAAAGCGCACACTACTCCTATTGCACAAGACTATTACTATAATACTTTGTTAGCGTCTGATTTAGATGTAAACTTTGTGGACCATGAAGCATTTTTCCTTCACAAACAGCACTATCTAAAATGGATAGGTAAAATACTAGACTTTCCAGTAGCATGGGATGATCCAGAAATTCTAAAATTTATTGACAAAGACGCAAATCACAAGTATATTAAGTATATTGAAGATTACTGGTTAGACGATATCGTCTTGGCAGGTTGCCAACCAGATAGAAACAATCGATTGAAAAATTCATAAATCACAGGAGATGAAAAATGAAGAAAATTCTAATGGGAGCAGTAGCTCTATCCCTTTCTGCATCAGCAGCAATGGCAGATTATACCCTAGTGGTTCCACAGGAACCAGGTAAAGGTACAAGTGTATGGGCAGAAATTATTGCTCGTAACCTTTCGAAATTTACAGACGAACAGGTAGTTGTTCGCCATGAACCAGGCGCACGTGATATTCCTGGCTTCAACAAGTTTCATAACGAACTACAAAACGATGATAAGATGATCATGGTTGCACACGGCGGCAACGGCGTATCATTCCTACTTGATGATGTAGACTACAACTACTTCGAATACGACCTAATCGGTTCAAACAACAACGATATCGTACTAGGCAAGCACGAAGGCGCAGATGAAAAGTCAGGCGTATGGCGTATTGCTGGCGGCTCAGGCTTTGAGCCAGATGGTGCTGCGATGGCAATGATGCTTTGCGGTCCACAAGCAGACGGCGGTTCAGTTGATGCATACCTAGCTTGCTGGCGTGAACGTGCTGTATGGATCAGCGGCGTATCAGGCGGCGAGAAGCGTCTAGGTTTCATGAACCGTGAATTTGATGTTGCACGTGAATCACCAGCAGCATGGAACAAGTTCTACAAAGATATCGAAGGCAACGTTCTATGGCTAACACACGGTATCCTAGATCTAGAAACTGGCAAACAAGTTGAAGATCCAAACTATCCTGGTACACAGTTTGAAGAAAAGTACAAAGAGCTATGGGGTGAATACCCAACCGGTGAACTTTATGATGCTTACAAACTAACACGCAACTGGCGTGACGTTATCCAGAAATCACTCTGGGTACGTGGTGATAATCCAAACACTGAAAAGCTACGTGAAGCACTAAAAGCAATGCTCGCAGACGAAGAGTCAATGGCAGAGATCAAAGCACTTGCAGGTGACTATCCTTGGATCGTAGGTGAAGACGGCCCAGCAATGCTAGAGTTCTTGAAAGGTCTAATCACAGAGGATGCACTAAAAGCTGCGGTTCGCTGGAACCAAGAAGCATACGGCTTCCCAAGTGTTTACAAGCCACAACTTGTAGAATAAGGACCAGCTAATGGAATACGTTATCTGGGCAATACTTGGCACACTTTATGGTATGCTAGTTGGTATCATTCCAATTGCGGGTGTTACTACTGCCCTGATAACTGTCTTTAGCATGGGTACATATTTCTTGGCCGACCCCTATTTGGGGTTGGTCTTTTTAACAGCTATCATTGCAAGTTGTGCCAGTGCTGACAGTTATACCAGTATTCTTACAGGTATTCCTGGCGCAAGCACAACCGCTGCATGTGTTATTGACGGTTATCCAATGGCAAAGAAAGGCCAAGCTGGTCGTGCCATGGGCATTGCTATTGCAGACAGCACAGTTAACGGTGTGCTATATGCATTTTTAGCATTTACACTATTGCCATATTACGGCATTATTGTTACACAGTTTGGACGTCCAGAGTTACTGGGCTTCATGACACTAGCACTTGCAAGTGTTGGATTTGTCGCAAGTAAAAATCCCTGGACTAGCTTATTTGCTATTGCTCTTGGCTTGTTCATTGGTCTAATAGGGCAAGACCAAGTTGGTAACCCAAGATTTACTTTTGGGTGGGAATACTTGGCTGGTGTAGGCGAAAGTTCACACTTTATGATTGCACTATTGTCAGGACTATTTGGTATCCCTGAACTACTGTGGGGATTAAAAGCAGGATCGAAAGCTGTTCCTCCTAAAGCCAGTGATGATTATTGGAATCAACTTAAATGGGGCTTCCGTGATGTAAGAAAACATTGGCGGGATATGTTACGTGGTGGATTTATTGGATTCATTACAGGACTTATTCCAGGCGTAGGTGGTGCAGTAGGAGACTTCCTTGCTTACGGCGCAACTAAAGCAGCACACAAAGAGCCACAAGAGGTTCCATTTGGCGAAGGCAACCCTATTGGATTGCTGGGCTGTGAAGGTGCAAACAATGCACAAAAAGTAAGTAGTATGATTCCAGCTATGCTGTTTGGTATTCCAGCAGCACCATTTGCAGCAATGGTTATGGCTATTGCAATGTATTTTGGTATGGAGATTGGCACTGTACAACTACTAAACGATCGTGAGTTTGTCTGGAGTATGGCGTTTGGTTATATTTTTGGAACAATTGGCGTTGCACTGTTAAGTATTGTACTATACAAATGGATTATTAAAATTCTGGAAGTACCCTACTGGATTTATGCATCGTTTATTGTACTTGTAATCATATATGCTAACCTACAATACTCAAACAGTTGGGAAGATTTAACATTACTTGCTATCTTTAGTATACTAGGTATTTTCCTAAAGTTTGGTAGTATTAGTCGTCCAGCAGTTCTTGTTGCGTTTGTTGTAGCAGATAAGTTTGACGATTACTTATTCCAGACATTGCGTGTTTATCGTTACCAGCCTTGGGGTGAAACATTCGCTAAACGTTGGGAAAACTTTGAATGGAGTAGACTGTTTAGCATCACTGAACATCCAATTTTTATTGGCGCACTTGTAATATCAGTGTTGTTGTTTATCAATAGCTTTAGACGAAAAGACCGTGGTATAGACTTTACATAACAAGATGGCGGCGCAAGCCGCCATTTTCATTTAATAAATAATTGCATGGACGGAGAAAATAATTTTTGGCAGGTACCGTATAAACACAGTGCATACCATTTTAATAACAATATAAAAGATACTGCGGATGGGCCATGGTTTAAAACTATTGGCAATTTTTACAATCATTACGATATAGAATTAAATTATCTTCATTCTAAATATATAACATCAAAAAATCCAAACTTAAAGCCAAAAGAAATCACTCCTGAATTTGAACATATAGATTTTATTAACCAGACAACAAGACACGTTAACAAAGGTACAGACGCTGAAAAAACTCTGACATGCGTTAATTTTTATGAACGCCCTGATATGTTCCCGAAACTTTACGAATTAGTCCATAGCTTTGGTTTAGAGTTTTTCGATAATCCTGAAAATATACCAGGACTGACTGGAAAGTACGGAGTTAAAATACACTATCAAATTCCAGGTAACATGTATGTAATGCACATAGACGAGGGGCTGTATAATTTAGATATAGATCACAGTAGATTAGTAAGAATACATGTTATGCTAGAAGATTGGGTTCCTGGGCAGTTTATAATTTACGGAAACTATAATTATCAAGACTGGAAGGCGGGTGACGCCCATGTGTTTAGATGGGGTGATACTCCACATGCTACTGCTAACGCCAGCAATGCGCCACGCCCAATGTTACAACTGACTGGATTGATGACAGAAAAAACACGGAGTATATTAAATGAAGCATAATACCAATTGGAAAAAAGAATTACTGCCAGACAATACATGTAAAACAGGCAACTGGTATTGTGGTGCTATTAATAGTGAGTACCACTTTGACGAAAATATACAAGATCAACCTGGTGAATGGTTTGATTTGCTTGGTAGATTTGATCTTGATTTTTCTGCTGAAGTAGAAAGACTGTCCTCATCAATAGGATCTTATGAAGATGACCCAGACTATTACAAAGAAACATATGAACAGATAGTCGATCTTCATCTAACTAAAAAATCAGGAAGTAAAGACGACTATTCTAAAAGTTATGTATCACTAGCAATGTTTCACGGTTATGGCCATGAGATGTTCCCGTTAATAAACAAAGTTGCACGATATTTTGATATAGTCATCCCTAAGGGAAAAGAGGCAAATGCAGGATATAGAACTATAATGCAGACCAATGGTCAGATGTATAACTTACATGTTGATAATTTATGGGAAATATATCCCGAGGATCCTAGTAAAATTGTGAGAATAACCGTCATGCTTGATAATTGGCACCCAGGACAATTTTTTATGTATGGTAATTATGTTTATAAAAATTGGAAAGCTGGAGATGTACATATTTTTGACTGGGCCAATGTGCCACACGCTACTGCAAATGCCAGCAATATAATGAGACCAAATTTACAAATAACGGGGTTAGCTACTGACCGAACCAGACTGCTACTAAGTCAAATGAATAAAGATACAATAATAAAATTAGAGGATTTATAAAATGAAACATAATACAAATTGGGGAAAGGAATTGCAAGATCCTGTAAACTATAAAAGCAATTGGGATTGGACAGTCGCACACAGTGAATATCATTTTGACAACAATGTCAATGATGAACTAGGTGACTGGTTTGATATTCTAGGGCGTTTTGAAGGCAATTGGAGTGCAGAACGTGATGCACTAGTAAAAGCGTGTATGCCTATAAATTGGGAGACTAGAAAATTTTATGGTGACAGGGATGATAAATCTCCAATGCTTGCACAGGAAGAATATGATATTGCTCAAGGAGGCGGCGACCCTAAAGCATTAATGCTAACAAATATGAGTGATGATCTTGAACAGTTTCCTACCTTATATGCTATGGCAGATTACTTTGGCCTGACAGGAGAGGGTATTAAAAAACGTGCCCACGTTCAGTTAACTGGACAAATGTTTAATCTACATATTGATAAATTATGGGATCGTTGCCCCGAAGATCCAGAGCGTGTTGCACGTATTACTATCATGTTGGATGACTGGCAACCAGGGCAGTTTTACATGTATGGTAATTATGTTTATAGTGGCTGGCGTGCTGGCGAAGCACATATTTTTGATTGGGCAAACGTTCCACATGCTACTGCTAACGCAAGCAACCATCCACGTTCAACTATCCAAATAACAGGATTAAAAACTGATCGTACACGTGAAATTATCGCTAACGCATCACGTGATACTATATTTAAACTTTAAACAGGAATACAATGTACAAAAACTCCTATATTAAAATGGGGCAATACAATCGTATTGCACACATGATCTTCAATGGTTCTTTGATTGGGGACATATCAGATAGAGTAGACTATGTAGCAAAATTGCGCAAAGCATCAGCAATAAATTTAACTAACAGTTGTCATCATTTTATTTTCACCGGTGATCATATTAGTAGATTAAATTTGCTATTGCGTAATGCATATGAAATGAATTTTGAACTGGCGGTTATCTGGTTTGAAGGATCATGGCCATTGAATGATGAGTTTGAGGAACAGCTACTTAATGTATACGATGAAGTGTGGGGCAAAACTGGCTGGCTAGCTGCGGGACATATATTAACAAGACGTCCAATAGAAGACGCTCCTAGATTACATCAACAATGCATTGTTATCAACCTACATGAGTGGAACGCTACTGGGCAGCCTGATATGTTAATGGATTGGGACGATGATTTCCCCATGTATACACAAAGTGACAACCATATACACGATGACTATACTCCTACGTTTTTAAAACCAGCGCCAGGCGTCTTTGCTAGAGGACAGTTAAACGTAGAATATGGCGATCTTCAAACGATTATTCCCATTGCGTTATCAAAAAATTTAATGATACATAACTTGCCCTATAGTGTAAGAGAACACAAATATTGCTGTTACCCTGATGATGATGTAGAAGATACTGAAAACTGGCTTTTAGATCTTGACTGGGACAAACAAGACGAAGAAATACTTTCTAATTATTCCACTAATATTATCCCAGAAGATAAAATGGAATTATATGGATTAAAGGTTATGCGAGCATACGTTATGTTTATAACCAATACTGAAAGTATTCCTGATTTTGAAGAACACAACTTTGAAGTCATGACTGCTCCGTGTAGTGGGTTGCATCAGTTTAAACACATGACTAATTCTAGAAAAACATTGAAGCGTGTTATATGGACAGACTTCAGTGAGGCTGGAATGTGGTGGACAAAGAATTTATTAGAAAACTGGGATGGTAAAAACTTCCATGAGTTTTATTTAAAATACAGTCCCTATTTAAAGAAAAACTTTGTTGCGTTTGAAGCTGCAAATTATGATAGAGAGTTAGCAGAGAAATTTGTGAACCATTATAATAGTGAAGAAGAATGGTTAGATCATTGGAACTGGATACGTTCACTTGATCATAAATTCTTACTTGTTGACTTAGTCAAGGAGTGGGATAAGGTGGTTAGTGAAATAGGTACAGATCAAACAGTATTCCTACAAGTAAGCAACATATGGCAATATGAAACAAATTATTTAAATACCCCGCATCATCAAGCGCAGGCATCTTTTATTAATTTGATTAATGAATTGTTAAAAACAAATAAGGACGTATACTTATCTGGTGACTCACCAAATGGAATTTTTTACAATTACCAGAACATGAAAGAAGTTATCAGCATACTTTAGACGTCATGTCTCTCATGTAGCTGTTCCATAATCCTTCATAATCTTGACCATAGACTTCATTGAAAGGTCCGCCGTTAGTAAAGTGTATACCATTGGGAGGAGTGTCCAAGTAATTGTATTCTCCAACCAACCAATTCCAGCTCATAGGTAGTGTGCCAAGCTCACCAGCATCCTCTTTTAACCATTCGAACCTATGCAACCATTGCGGACTTCTGTTGCTTACATTCATTGGAGTAAGTTGCCGTGTGCTTGGGTGTTCGTTATTAAAAATAATTAAACTACTCCAGTTCTTTTTAGGAAATGTAAGCTGTGGTTCACCATAGAATTTTGTATCTTTCTTAGGAGTATATTCTAGATGTTTTACGCAGTAAGCAGCCCGCTTCTTATATCCACGTTGAAACTTGACAAGGTTAAATAATTCATGTATATCAGCAGTAAACAGAAAATCACTGTCTACAAACATACTCCATCCCTTGTAGTCACACAAGTATGGTGCCAAAAATCTACAATACGTAAATTCGGTACTACTGGGATCACCGTCACGTCTGAAGTAATCGCCTGACAGAACGAGGTCGTCTCGCTTTAAATGTGTAATGTCAAGTTCACCGCTACTGTTAGCACGTAAACTATATTCGCACACCTTGCTCGCTATCTGTTGTTTACTATCCCATCCTATAAAAATTTTCATATTAAATATCCTTGTATTCAAGAGCAAACGTCATTGAAAAATTTGTATCATATTTCCAATCAGTGTCTATTAAACTCTTTGGAAAATTATTGTATGAATCAGGTATCCATAGTACTTTGTTTTGTATAACTTTTCTAGTAAATCGTTTGTCAATCATCCAGAACACATCATCAGACTCAAAATATATTTCTTCAAGTAGATGCTTTTCGTGTTCCATTTTTAATCTATGTATACTGTCGCGGTAGCTTATATGCTTTACGCTGAATGGAACAAAACTTCTGCGTTCCCTACGTGCTTGTTTTAGTAGTAAGTCAGACGAGAATCTTGCAAACGCATCAAAGTGGTCAGTGTCGCAACGAAATCCTTCTGTAGTAAAATCAACACCGCCATATTCAAATACAAAACTTGGATCACCGGCCATTGGAAAAATGTCCACAAACTCCTCCATCGTTTCTAGTCTACGATGAGGATAATGCTTGTGCCAGGGGTCTGGATCTATTTCTGGATACCATACATAAAATACCCTTACTGTTTCAATAGGATCAAGCAATAGCATGGCATATTTTTTGTCGCTACCAGGATGACAATGGTAGCTTTCAATAGTTTTATGTAGTTGCGCCGGTGACTGCTGACCATTGCGGCGGATGTCTTGCATTAACCATGCTACTTTAAACAATTGATAGCATACATAATTATCTTCACTGACATACTGATACCAATCGTTTTGAGTACTGTGATCAATAAAAAATCTACGAGTTTCTTCACCAACACTGCGATAATGCTCAATAATCTCACTGAGCCCTCCCATTACACTTGTGTTGTAATAATCAATACAGTCTTTATCAAACAATCCCAATAATTGTTTGCTGCCTATTTCAAAGTAAACTATCTCTGCTCTATTAGTGGTGTTCATCCAATCCCAAAATCTTTCAAGATTATAGAGATTGCGATCTGAAACGTTTGACAAATTCATTAAGTACCTGTATACTAGCGATAAATATTATTATATATTATTTATTTCCCAAAATTGAGAGGATTTTTATGCTAGACGTATTCATGCTGACATACGGCGAGCCAGAGGCTGACGATAACTTTGCTATTCTACTTGAGAAAGCCCCACACGCCCAACGCATTGACAATGTAAAAGGGCTGCTAGAAGCACACAAAGCGGCAGCGGAGGCTAGTCGCACTCGCTACTTTTATGTGTGCGATGCTGACGCAGTTATCAGTGAAAATTTTTCGTTTAAGTTTGAGCCAGACGACCGCCGTGAAGCCTATCCAGGGGTACCAGAAACGGAATGTGTTTTCACATACCGCAGCCATAACCCTATTAATGACCTTATATATGGATATGGCGCTGTTAAGTTGTTCCCCAAAAAGAACTTGTTGGACTGTAAAGAATTTAAGGTAGACATGACCACTAGTATTGGTGCAAAGTTTGTGCCTAAGTTTGAGATAAGTAATATTACACAATTTAACACTGATCCATTTAATGCATGGCGCAGTGCTTTCCGCGAGTGTACAAAGCTAGCCAGCAATATTATTGATAACAATAAACAGGTGGATGACGCATATCGTTTGGAAGTCTGGTGTACACGTGGCGAGAACAGACGATTTGGCGAGTATGCACTACTAGGCGCACAACAGGGTCGTGAATTTGGTGAACACTATAAAGATAATAAAAATGCCCTGCGTAAGATTAACGATTGGGATTGGTTAAAGGAACAATACGATGCTACAGTCTGATTTTGTACATCGCCACGCCTGGATGAAAGGCTTGCATGAATATTATGCAGGCACTGAATACGAGGCTGACTACGAGTTGCTATATAAATCACTGTATCACGACAATGCATATCGTCGTCGTGACTTGTTACTGCGTATTCATGAAAAAGTACCAACGGGTGAACTATGGAGCGGTGAAAGAACGCTAAAGAGCTTCTATAACACAATCATACACAAAGACATGCCAGAGTATGATGTAAAAGAACGATTGCTTATTGGTCTGATCAGTATGTTTATCGGTGACAAGTATACAGCACGCCTATACAACTTGATGACTTATTTTGAAAGTGAGGCCGCAGCCCCTGACATGAATGACTTTTTTAGTCGTGGGCAAGTTAAAAGCAAAAAGTGGTTGATTGAGGAATTATCAAAGGTAGTATCAGGTAGACAGCTAGGCAACGTAGCAGTATACGGAGCATGGTACAATTTCCTCGCACATATGCTTTTTGAAAACTTTGATATTGAGCGCATGTATTCAATTGATATTGATGGCAGTGTACGAGAACCTGCTGACAGAATGTACAAGGAATATCTGTCAGGCAGTAAGTTCAAATCCGTTACAGCAGATGTATCAAAACTATTCTGGCCGGCCGCTGGTACATTGTATATGATTGATCGTGACAAGTATGATTCAGATTACAAATCATACATGGAAAAAAATTATGAGAAGGTCAAGCAGTATCAGATCGATATGGAAAAAGTTAAACTAAGTTTTGGTCACAAAGAAGTTGGCCCAGTTGATATTGTTATTAACACAAGTTGTGAACACATGGACAATAGTTGGTTCTATAAAATACCTGACGGCACAGTAGTAGTTCTACATACTAATGACTACTTTGACAATCCGCAACACGTTAACTGTGCTATGGATTTGCAACAAGTAATTGATAGATATAAAATGTCCAAAGTGCTATATGCTGGAGAACTTGACACTGAAATGTACAATAGGTTTATGCTAATTGGAGTTAAATGATGACAACACGAGTTTATATTGATTATAGGATGGCTGATATTATAGCACTAGCACAGGGCGCTAGATATAATATGGGATCAGACATTGGCCAATTTAACTTGGTAATATGTTGTCATTACATTGGGGATAACTTGTGTGCCGCTGGATTAAAATATGGCATTGACTACTGGTTTGATTGTAGCTATATGCGTCCAGATGGTAGCAGGTATATGAAATATATTTTTAAAGACGAAGGTACTGCAATGTTTGCAAAATTAAAAGGAATAACTGTAGATGACTACTGATGATGAATATGTGGAACTGACGCTAGCTGACTTAGAGAAGATGCTAGACGACATGGATACACGCCAACTACAAAAAGAAGCAGCACGTGCATTGACCACAATGGAAGCTGACAACAACAGTATCTACAAATTTAATAGTGTCGCTCGTCACAATAGTTTACTTTGGTACAAAGCGGTTGTTACACATTATATTAGTGAATGGGGAGGCTTCCCTAGCGAAGTTGGCCCAGGCGCCGAAGTTAAACTGGTACTTGATAATTGATTGAATTACTAATACAAAACATAACATACGTTGCATATCGTTTAGCGATAACTGCAAACTTAATCAAATTTATTAATCGCTATGTAACATATTATGTTGCCGTGGTTATAGCAGCGCAAATCAGCTATTACTATGATAACATTATACTTGGCTGGATGTGGCATGACGAAGCCCTGCCAGATTTATATACTTTCCTAGTAGGAGAGTTCTGGTATACATTGCGTGTTATTGCTGCATGGTTTGTTATCAAGCAACTGTGGAATTGGCTAGGGCATTATTACTGGGCAGTGTTTATTGGCGCAGAGTTGACATTCATCGTTGACAAATTTATCATTGGATGGGTTTGGGGATGATAGAGTACAAGGAACCTCTTCCACCTGCCAATACCATCGTTTTGTTTAACGGCGGCGCTGGCGGCAATTTCTTGGCAACAATGATAATAGAACATGTTTTTGGTCTAAAATACCTTAATGAGGGAAAGACAACGGGCAATGATAGAAATGAGTATTTCAATAGAAATCCCAAATTTGTCGTTGAACGACATTTGAATCTATTTTTTAAAGTAGAAACAGGTGATAAGTTCGGTGAAGAAAAATTTTCATTAAGTAGATATCGAGAAATATTGCGTACATATAAACACACGAAGTTTATAATGATACTGTCTGCAGAATACATTTGGTTAACAAAACTATTAATGGATGCAAAAGTAAATATTTCTCCTAACTTTGAGATATTTGAAAAGAGAATGAGGTATACGCAACCAAAAAACGCATGGTGGTATAAAGACTTCAGAAGAATAAATCGACATTATAACTTTTTTTTAAAACAATTAAAGAGACACGGGATTCAAGTCTTGGCAGTAACATATAAAGAATTGTTTTTAGATATTAATAAAAAAACTATTAAAGACATAATAGAATTTTGTGTGTCAGTTAGTGATAAGAACACAGAGGAAACATTGTATAATAAGTTTATCAATTATAAACAAAAAAACGAAAACCTGCTTGTTGATTATCTACAATTGCCAGACGACTGGAGTATAGACAGTGTATAAATATAATGACATACGTGTAGTACACTTAGAGATTACACAAAAATGTAATGCTAGTTGCCCAATGTGTGACCGCAATGAAAACGGCGGAGCGATTAACCAACACATTCGTAATAACTTGGCAGAACTTAGTTTAGAAGATTGTAAAACAATATTCGAAACAGATTTTATAAAACAACTTAACACAATGTATATGTGCGGTAACTTGGGAGATCCAATCAGCGCATTAGATACGTTGGAAGTGTTCCGTTATTTCAGGGAACACAATCCCAATATGTGGCTTAGTATGAACACTAACGCAGGCGCACGTAGTGCTGACTGGTGGCGTGAACTTGCAGGTGTTATTGGGCGTAAAGGCGCAGTCATTTTTAGCGTAGATGGACTTGAGAATACAAACCACTTATACAGACAGGGTGTACACTGGGATATTGTTGAACGCAATATGAGAGCGTTTATTGATGCTGGCGGCAGAGCCCGCTGGGATTACTTGATATTTGAACACAGCGAGGTTGATGTAGACCGCGCAGAAGAACTAGCGAAGGAATGGGGTGTTGAAAAATTTATCCGTAAGAAAACTGGGCGATTTATTACCACTGAAAGTAAAGCAAAAGATACCCACCAAGCACAGAACCGTAAAGGTAAAGAGACTACTACGCTCGCTAAGCCGAAAAAAGCAGAGCACCAAAACCTTGCCTTACTAAAGCAAAAAGAGATCGAAAAAACGTACGGCAGTATGCGTGACTATTATGATAAAGCATACATCAAATGTAAGGTAGCAGAGGAAAAGAATATCTATGTTACTGCTGAAGGGGTAGTGATGCCGTGTTGTTGGACAGCAGGACGTATGTACAAATGGTGGCACAGTGATCCTAAGATTGAACAGATCTGGGACTTTATAGATGCCGCCGGCGGCAAAGACAATATTAATGCAAAGTTGTTTGGATTGCAAGGAGCAATGGAAAGCGGCATCATGGAGAGTATCGAAAGCAGTTGGAACAAAGCATCAATTGCAGATGGAAAACTTGGGGTATGCAGCATGAAATGCGGCAGTGAATTTGACCCGTTTGCGGAACAGTTTAAATGAAGCGTGTGCAGGAGATCATACCACTTCAGGATACTATAGTAGTAGACTGGACACTAGGATCAACCTGCAATCAGGCATGTAGTTATTGCCCGCCAAATTTACATGATGGAAGACACCCCTACCCAAGTTATGATAAAACAGTTGCACTTATCGATAAACTAACAGAACATTATCAGCGCCCGTGTCAGTATGTTATAAGCGGGGGTGAGCCCACTTTACATCCACGATTCAGTACAATCGTAAAACACATCAAACAAGTAAATCCACGCAACCTTGTAAACATCATTACTAATGGCAGTCGCACAATACGCTGGTGGCGGCAATACAAACATCTTATTAACACTGTTAACCTAACAGCACATGTTGAATATGCTGACGCTGATCACCTGGTGGCATTATGCCGTGAGTTCTATGAGCCTGGTATCAATGAACTAAACGTAGTTGTGCCAATGCTGCCTGACCGCTGGGACGAATGTATTGAACTAGCCAGTAGATTAGCCAGCATAAACACAGGATATAGTGTAACGCTAAAGCAACTACGAATAGATTTTGGTGCAGACGTTTATCCCTATACGCCTGAACAATTGGAAGTATTCAGCACATATAGTGTATTCAACAATTACAATAAAAGCTGGCACAAGGCTATGCCAAAGCCAGCAGTAGTAGAAGTGGATCATGATGTTGTCTGGGATACCGGTGAACGTCAGAGCTTAAACTGCAATAAACTTATAAATCGTTATCAGAATGACTTAACAGGTATGCATTGTTATATTGGTATTGACAAGATATACATTAATAATGAGCAGGGCATTCAAGCAGGCAGCTGGTGCCCACAAGGAAGAACGACATTTGGTCACATGGACGATATTGACAATATACAGTGGCCTACTGAACCATTAATATGCCAACAACCACGTTGCATGAACGCAACAGATATGAGAACACGGAAACATAGATGACAACTCTAACCAAACGTCAACAATATAGTAGTATTATTCGTAACATTGAAAACAATTTAGACCTTGCAATGGAACAATATGTAAAGAGCGGCGACTCTGGCAGCAAGTTTCAAGTAAATCACTATGCGAGTGAATTAAAACGTTTGCGTGATGAAGTACGTGACGAAGAACGGCAGCAAGAAGGTGCAGCAATACGCAGTGAACTAAAGTTACTTTCAGTTGGGTATGGGTTTGTAGGCAAGGCCACTGGTGACTACATTTTGCCACACATAAAACAGCACATCATTATTGATCCAGCGCACAGTGATGAGCAAATTGCAGATCATGCAGATGCGCAAGCTGCGATTGTTGCGGTCCCAACACCAACAGTAAACGGAGTATGTGATGACAGCGTCATAGTAGACGTAGTAACACAGCTGATTGCAGCTAATCCTGACATCAAAATCCTACTTAAAAGTACTGTTCCCCCAGATCAACTTGAGAAGTTGCCAGCTAATGTAACATATAATCCAGAATTCCTACGTGCTAAAACTGCCGCTGAAGACTTTGCTAATCAACGTGTGTTTATACTTGGGGGAGCAGACGGCGCTTACTGGCAACGTGTGTTTAGTTTTATGCAGGGTGTTGAATTCATCAGAACAGATCGCACAACTGCCAGCATGGTGAAGTATATGCACAATACCTGGCTTGCTATGAAAGTAGCATACTTCCATGAGATCTATAAACTAGTTGGCGACAGCTATCAACACGACGAACTTATCAGCATACTTGCAAAATTTCCAAACATTGGACCCAGCCACATGGCAATGAATGATGAGGGTAAGCTGGGCTACGGTGGACATTGTTTCCCCAAGGATACAGAAGCGTTCGTGGAATATACTGGCAGCGAAATACTGCAAAAAGTTATCGAAATTAATAAAAAACTCATTGACAACACACAGTAAACCATGTATACTGAAATCATTATAAGGAGTCTATAATGACAACACGTGACGTAGTTCAAGATATTGTAAAACATACAGCCGCACTAGGCTTCATTCAAGCAGTAAAAGTAACAGGCACAGAGAACGAAACAACTCTAGATGCCATGGACGCAGACCGTACAGTTATCCTAAAAGCAGCAGTACACGCCCCAGTACAAGAGTTCACTGGTGAGTTTGGCTTGGGTAACCTAGGGTTCTTGGCAGGTATTACTGGTCTTCCCAACTATCAGGGAGATGATGCAACAGTAGAAGTTGTTACCAGAGAGCGTAATGGCGTTACTGAGCCAGACCATCTGCTGTTTAAAGATGGTGCAAGTAACACTGACCAATATCGTTTCATGGGCAAAGAGCTCATTAATCAAGCCTTGCAAACTGTAAAGTTTAAAGGCGTAGAGTGGGATATTACATTTGAACCCACAAAGCAAAAAGTTAGCGAACTAACCCAAGTTGCTGGCATTTACGGTGGCATTGAGCCTAACTTTACAGTAAAAACAGACAACGGTGATCTCATCGTAACTGTTGGTGCTGCTGATGGTAGCTTTACTGGTAAGCGTACATTTGCAACCAATGTTGATGGTGAGCTAACTGAAGGATATGCATGGCCACTTGCTAAAGTGCTTGCAATTCTAAAACTTGGTATGAGCGGATCTTGTATCATGCAAATTAGTAAGCGCGGCGCACTACAGATTAGCGTAGACAGCGGCATCGCAAAGTATGACTACATTCTTCCAGCTATGACAGTGTAAGGATAATAATGGCACAAGTTAAAGATCTAACCGCAACAAACAAAGACTATAGCGTATTCTTACCAAGTATTAGTACATTCTATAGTAGAGCACTTTCAAAATATAGATCAGATGGCAATACTTTTGTTGCAGACGATCGTGTGCCAAACGGATTCGAGTTTGGCGTAGACGGGTGTGACTTTCTTAAGAAAGAGAACGCATATTATTCATATAAGTGGGGCTTGTATTCTGCAGGCCATGCGCAGTTGAATTTGAATAAAGCAGACGTTGATGATCACATGGTACAAAAGAGAGACAGGAAGAATACATTTATCCTGGGTGACTCTGGCGGCTTCCAGATTATCAAAGGCGTTATTAAATGTGACTGGGGCAACTTTAAAACGGATGATAGTCTTCGCCAAACAATCCTTAACTGGCTAGAGCATACTGCTGATTACAGCATGATTCTAGATATTCCCACCATGGCCGCTAGTGAACCATACAAAGCAAAGACAGGTATTCAAGACTTTAATCAATGTCTTGATTATACACTGTTCAATGCGGATTGGTTTGCACGTAATAGGTTAGGGAAAACAAAATATATGAACGTTCTTCAGGGTAGAACACCTGAGGAAGCACAGACATGGTTTGATGCAGTAAAGCATCTACCACTTGATGGTTGGGCGTTTGGCGGTGCTACCAAGTACAACATGCTTATTACACTGAGACACATCATTCAAATGCGTGATCAAAAGCTACTTGAAAAAGGTGAGCGTGATTTACTGCACTTCCTAGGAACAAGCAAACTTGATTGGGCTGTTGCATTGACTGCTATTAAGCGTAATCTAAAACAGTATGTCAACGAAGATGTTGAAGTAATGTTTGATTGTGCAAGTCCGTTTATTGCAACCGCAAAGGGTCAACTTTATACACAGCACGTGCATAGGCATGATCGCTTTGGTTATGTCATGGACAGCGCCATTGATAACAAAATGTTTGCAGGAAGTGATATCCCCTTCCCATGGGGCAGTCCTATTGGAGAGCGTATGGCCATGGGTGATGTGTGTCATTATGCACCAGGAATGCTTAATAAGATTGGCAAAGAAGGCAAAACTAGTTGGGATAGCTTCACTTATTTCCTACTAATGGCACACAACGTGTATCAGCACATTGAGAGTGTACAACGTGCTAACACAGTGACTGATGCGGCAGTTATGCTAAACAGTGGAACAGACGTATCAGAATGGGCCCACTTTAAAGCAAACAAGAAAGCAAATCTTTCACTAAGTCCATGGGTCCCATCAAAGATCATTTACATGGTTAACTTTATTGATGAACTGTTTAAGAGTGAAACACCAATGTCACTACTTGACAGTGAACCAGTACAATCACTACTATCAGACTTCAATGGAACAAAGAGTGTAAAATCTAGTTCTTTTGCTGGGCTATTTGACGTTGTACAAAACGACAACGACTGTGACTACAACGAAGAAGATGCTGAAGAAGCAGAAGAATTCTTTGAAAATATGGAATAGCTATAAGGAGAAACACATGGCTACAAAAGCAAGCCTACACCGTCATCTAACTGCGCTAGAGCGTAAGCACCGCAGCCTAGATATGCATATTAATGAACTTTATAGAACTAACATGGCGGACGATTTTGAAATCGCCACGCTCAAGCGTGAAAAACTTCAACTTAAAGAAGAGATCACGCAAACTGAAAAAGAACTTAACACACTAACATAATGCTTGACATCATATTAATGATGCAGTATATTGATACACATAAACAAGGAGATGTTTAATGACTACTAAAAAAATCCGTTTAATTGATGAAGAAGCAAAAGATGTAACTACCAATACATCAGCTGGTTCAGCACTGACTCGCGAAGACATTGATAAAATGCTAGACTTTGCAGAAAAAATTGACTGGAAACTATGGGAAATTCTTAAACTTGCCCGCAAAGCTGCTGGCGAATAAAAAGGTTAAAACATGACTGTTCGTGTAAGTAAGCGACAAATTTGGGTTACCTTTGCTAAGGAAGGCATCCACTGTTACCCCGCAGCCGCTACAGACCCAAATTTGGCGACAGGTGGCTGGGACGACGTTAGTTTTCTAGGCGTCCCCCACCGACATATTTTTCACTTTCGTGTAGCTATTGAAGTTACTCATAACGATCGTGATATCGAGTTCATTCAGTTTAAACGCTGGATGGAGCGTCTATACTCTGAGGGTACCTTGGAGTTGGACTACAAAAGCTGCGAAATGATGGCAGAAGATCTAGCAAAAGAAATCGATCAACGCTATCCAGGTCGCAACTTTACAATCTCAGTATCCGAAGATAACGAAAACGGTGCTGAACTTTCCTTTTACCACGAATACACACTTTAATATCAACCCCTAACAGATTAGGAAAATAAAACATGACTACTGAAACTGCAAAAACTGCAAAAACTGCAAATGCAACTGAGGCCTACCACATTGGCGGATCATTTTCACTACAGGATATCAAATACGATCTCCTGAAAATCATTGAGCCATTTGATGGATATATGTACAACGGTAAAGACACTACCCGTGTACGTGGACTGTTTGAAGCATATTTGTTTGATCTCAAGCGTTGCCACAAGTTGCAAGAGTACAGTATCTTTTCAAATGTAAAAGATAATGCAGTAACATTTGACGTAAGTGTTAAAATCCAACGTGATCGTTCAGCTAAGAAATTGAAAATTCACGTAGGTGCCCTACAATCAGCACAGAAATAAAAATAATGCGTAAACTCTTTTATATGGGCTTGGAACCATATGAAGGTCGGTATACACTGCAATTAACAGAGTGGTCTCGACGTGCTTTTGCACGTCGAGATATCGACTGGGTAGATGTTCCAGGTATTACAATTGACAATACAAAAGCGATTAGTGTAGGCCAAGTGCTTGATGCACATGGCCGTTCTTATTTCGCAATGTCACAAATGATGAACCTTGTGCAAATGATGCGCAACGGCGAAGTTACCAGTGAAGATGCAGTCTTCTTTGAAGATATGTTTCAGCCCGGTATTGAATCACTTCCATACATTATGGATCAGATTCCAGCAGAGCAGCGTCCTCAAGTTTGGATCCGTTGTCTTGCACAAGCGATTGATCCAGACGACTTTGTGCATGTCTGGGGCATGAGCAAGTGGATGAGTTTGTATGAAGAAATGTGCAACGAGTTTGTTACTGGCGTACTAGCAAGTAATGAAGAAATGGTTGCGCATATGAAGATTGCAAACTGGCGAGCTCCAATTTACAATATTAGCGGCCTTGCTTTTGATAAAGGCGAAGTTCGTGAACGTGCAGGAGCAATCAAGCCTTTCAATGAACGTGCCAATCGTGTTGTATTTGCAGCTCGTTTTGACCAAGAAAAACAGCCAGACTTCTACATGGATATGATTGAAGAATGGTATGGTACTCCTGGTACACCTGACGTAGAGTTTGCTATTCTACAGGGCGGCCCACTGCGCAGCAACAATCAAAAGTATATTGATCGTGCTCGTAAAATGGAAGAACGCGGGCAACTACGTATCTACGAAAATCTCAAGAAAAACGAATATTATGACATTGTCAATGACAGTAGAGTAATGTTTAATTGTGCTTTGCAGGACTGGACAAGTAACACTGTGAGTGAAGCTGACGCTCTAGGATGCAATGTACTATTTCCTGCCTATCGTAGCTTCCCAGAAATCTTCAATAACGATTATACTCGTATGTACGTCCCGTGGAGTAAAACAGATGCAATGCAGAAATTATCTGCACTACTCGAAAAACAACACGCTGATATTGGTAAAATTTCAGATTGGACCAGTGCGACAATTGATCGTTATATTGACATCATGCAAGGAAATGGCGAGCAGTGGCGTAGAGACGGTAATAGATATCGCGACTATGTATCGGAGAAGAAATATTGAAAGTATTAGTAACAGGAGCCAGTGGTTACATTGGCTCCCAAACCTGTAAAGAATTAAAGCAAAGCGGTTATACAGTTGTTGCGGTTGATCGCAATAAAGTAAAGCACCCGTATGTTGATATTGAATTGACCACTAGTTATGATAGTGATCTAGTGGATTCAGCTATGACTGATGTAGACACAGTTGTTCATATTGGAGCAACGAGTCTAGTAGGGCCCAGTGTTGTAGATCCACTTCCTTATTATTCCAATAATGTAAACTCAACCATTAAACTATTGGAAATGTGCAAAGCACACGGAGTAAAGAAATTTGTCTTTGCTAGTAGTGCAGCAACATATGGAAATGCATCAGGGATCTGTAAAGAAACGGATGACGTGCATCCTTGTAACCCATACGGCCAAAGCAAACGTATTACTGAACTAATGTTGGCAGACGTTTTCAAAGCATACGGTATAAGCAGTATTAGTCTTCGATTCTTTAATGTAGCAGGCGCAGATCCTGACGGCGATTTTGGACAAGAAAAAGCAGCAACTCACCTTATTGCACGTATTATGGAAAGTGCTATTGCAGGCCGTCCGGTACAGGTTTACGGCGATGATTACGAAACACCAGATGGTACTTGTATTAGAGATTACGTACACGTAAAAGACATTGCACGTGCTATTGTAAAAAGTGTTCGTAGACTAGAGAGCCATACAGTGTGTGAAATTATTAATCTAGGGTCAGGAACAGGGAATAGCGTTTTTGAGATCATAGATCAAGTAAATAAAATCACAGGCCTAAATACTTTGTATGAAATAGGACCAAGACGTGCAGGAGACCCTGCCATACTATGTGCTGATATTAACGCAGCAAATAATAGACTAGATTGGCAACCAGAATTAAAACTTGACAGTATTATTGCAACAGCATATAATTGGTATAATCATCATGAAAAAGAAAAGGAACTTAGTGCATGAGAAAAACTTCCGAAATTATTAAAAAGCGTCTAGAAGATGCAGGTGTCCGTTATTGGGCAGGCGACAACATCGCTAACTTTATTATGCCAGAAGAGCATGAAAAACTTATTGATGAACTTACTGAAAAGTTTGAAGCAGTTCTTGATGGGCTTGTGATTGATAGACACACTGATCCCAACAGCATGGATACAGGACGCCGTTTGGCGAAAATGTATATTAACGAATTGATGGCAGGCCGATATGATCCTGCACCACCAGCTACGGCATTTCCAAACGAACCAGATAACGTTACAAACGAAAAATATGAGGGTATGCTAGTAGTTCGCAGTGAACTAACAAGTGTATGCTCACATCATCATCAACCTGTTAAAGGTGTTGCGTATATTGGGATCATTGCAGCAGATAAACTCATTGGTCTATCTAAGTATACACGTATTGCACAATGGTGTGCAAGACGCGGTACGCTGCAAGAAGAACTTGCAATGGACATTGCACGTGAAATTATGAAAGCAACTGGATCTAATGATGTGGGTGTTTACATTCAAGCAACGCACGGCTGTTGTGAAAATCGTGGCATTATGGCGCACAGTTCACTAACACAAACTACAGTTTTACGCGGTAGCTTCAAAGACAATTCACACGTTAAGCAAGAGTTTATGGACAACATTAAACTACAGCAGGCATTTGCTCCACGATGATAGACACTAAAAAACTTTACGACTTGCACATTAACGAAGTAAAAATTCAACGCAGCGCGGCTCGCGGGTTTATGCCGTTTATTTGTTCATTGATTGACGATATTCAGCGTGTCTCTCTAATTTCAAGTTATGTTGAACTTGGAGTGGCAGGCGCTGGAAGTCACAAAAGATATGCAGAAGCAAGCACTGATGTGGCAATATACGGCATTGAACGTTTTCATCCTAGCATGACTGATATAGCTACCTACAGCAGAGAAATTGAAAGCTACAATAATGCCGTGAAGATAATGGAAGAATTTCCAAATATCGAAGTATTATTTGGGGAGAGTGCGTATGATCACACTGCGCCAGAAAAACTTTCCAAGCTATCAAATAAAACACATTATGATTTAATTAATGATGATGCTGCAACTGACTGGCCACGTATGCGTCACAGTCTAGACGTATGGAAAAACAGCGTAGCAGACCATGGGGCGTTTATTACAGAAGTCCCAGATGGTATGGGTGTAGAATCTTGGTGGAATAGAACTCGAGAAGAACACATTGCAAATTATGATGAACTTGCAAAAGATGGGTTAGTAGTGTTTGATTTGGAATGTGACAAATTAATTCCGCCAGGTTATGAAAAAGATTATGATGCACATTTTTTTGGGCTATGGATGCCTAATTGGGATGTGGCAACGAACACCATTGAAAAATACAGATCTCAAATTGTATCGGGGGTAGCCAACATAAAATATCATGAATAATAATGTACACTTTGATAAAGAATCATATAGACATGAAATATACACTGGGTCTTCTAATAGAAGAAGAGTATCTCGTGGATTTGCACCGTTTATAATTGATGCGGTAGACAGATGTCTAAATAACAATAGAACTTTAAAAGAAATAATTCCGGCAATTTTAGAATTGGGAGTTGGCGGCGGCGGTAGTCATTTAAATTGGGAAAAGTTTTCAAATGCAAGAATTTATGGTATAGAATATTTTCATCCTGATAAAGTGAAAGAATATTTTGATACCAACAATCAAATAATGACTTCGAATTTAGAAAAAAGAATAAAATCATATCACCATTCAGAACTTCTGTTTAAGACTAAATCTAAATCCACTAGAGTTATATATGGCTACGATGCATATGGGGAAGAATCTGTCAACAAAATAAAAGAATTAAATTTCTGTGGAAATTTTGATGTTATAGTAGACGATGCGGCCCCCAATATTGGGTCAGTTAACGGTCTCATGCGAGTATGGAAAGAACATTTGACTGATACAGGCATTATTATTAGTGAAACACCATTTGGTAATGGTACTGAGTCAGTATACAGTATGCCAACAGAACAAAAACTAGAATACTGTAATATACTTGCCCAACAAGGAATGATTTGTTTTGATATGTCAGAGTATATGGTTGAACTTGGAATTGATTACATGGTTCCATATATGGCATTCTATTCAAAGAATTACAGCTACTATGATAACGTATTAAAAAAATATGAACATAACATTGTAGCTGGTAGAGAGAACTGGAAATGATCAGTAGAAAACGATATAATCTAACACCTGAAGAACAAGCACGACATTGGGTAGCCAAAGACTATCTAATGAAACAAAAAGAAAAAGTATATGTAAGTGAACCCATCACTTGCATATGCGATAACCCCGATCACCCTATTTTTACTATTAAAGTAATAGTTGACAACCCAGTAGCAACCTGCTATTATTGTTCTAAAACCTGGATCCTGGAGAAAAGAAATGGTTAAAAAAGTATACTACACTTGGAAAGACGTCGAGCATATGATTATGGCAATCAATAATCTCATGTATGCAGACAATTGGCGCCCTGACTATATTGTTGGGCTTACTCGCGGCGGGCTAGTGCCAGCAGTTATTATGAGCAACATGACTGGTATCCCTATGCATACGCTGGATGTACGATTCCGTGACACAGATGGTTTGAACGGTCCTGAAACAAACTGCTGGATGGCTGAAGAAGCATATGGCTATGTGCCAGCAGAAAAGCGTACTGAGCCAGGCGTAACGAGCGATCCTGCTCGTAAAAAGAACATCCTAATTTTTGACGACATCAATGACAGTGGCAGAACAATGAACTGGATCAAGGAAGACTGGCAAGGCGGATGTCTTCCTGACAATGCAAATTGGAGTACTATCTGGGGGCAGAGTGTACGCTTTGCATGTTTGCTAGATAACCAAGCCAGCAATTTTCACGATATTGATTACACTGCTATGGAAATCAACAAAGCTGAAACTCCAACCTGGATTGTATTCCCTTGGGAAGGTGAGCGAGATTATGGAAACTTCTGATAGCACTGATACACTTACTATTAGCACACTTGACATGGGAGATATATTTATCGACACGTCGGATCTAGTGTTCACTTCTAGCGTAACTAATGGTGTTATCACCCAGGGTGGCGGAGATCTATATGTTGAAACTGATATTGTATTTCGTTCAGAAGGATCAGAAACCAGTTTATTGGAAACATTACAAGAGCAGCAACTACAAATTGCTGCACTTACTGATATGATCACTGAGATGGTAGAACGGCGAAACTTTGACGTTGATATGGACATTGACCGCAGAGTAGAGCAAAAAAAGTTTCTAAAAAGGCTTAGTTCTAACCAATAACTCTTGACAAAACCTGAATTAAGTACTATATTAATAAGGTAACAACACCGGAGTTCACGATGAACATTCTCAAAAATACATTACTTTCGGCTGCCAGCGCGATTGCGTTAATGGCGGCCGCACCTGCAGAAGCAGCACCGCGCAGCTACTATGATTATGCACTTGCGATTAAAAACACTGCACAGCAAACACAGTTTATGCAGTCAATGATCAACAACTATACTCGTACTATCACTATTTACAAAACACTAGTTGACAAGTATGGACACTATAGTTGGGCAGCAAGTATTGTTCAGCAGTATAATTGGCATGTAGCTGAAGCAGCACGTTACCAAGACTACCTGAACGCACAAGCTGACACGCCAACAGTTGTTGGTACTGAAGTTGCCTGGAGCAGTGAGTTTACGATTAGTCAGCGTGGTGCAGAAACGCTAGCTAGCGAAACAGTTCGTGAAGTTGAAGAAGCAACTGATACTATTGTTAATGTATACAGTGAACTTACCCGTGTGTTTGAAACGCCAGTGACGGACCGTCAATATCGTGGACGAGTTACGTACACCTTGTACAGCAACGGTGATCGTGTCCCGCTTGTTAATCCGCTGTTGCTTAACACTACAGATCGCACTGAAACACGCACTGATGTAACCCGTGAATTTGTTCGTAGCTATGCTAAAGAAATTCCAGTCGCTGAAGTCACTGATACTGGAAGCGATTACGGTACACCTACTGCAAACGTACTTACTGTTGAAGAATATACAGCACGTGAAGATGTAAATTATGCAAACACTGACACGTATCGTGATGCTGTTTGGACTGCAAACGCAAGTGTAAACATTGATTATATCAACACTAAGATGACTGCTTACGGGCATACACTTGAAGCCGTTGGCGCCCCTGAAGCCTGGTCACGCGGTTGGACTGGCGCAGGTTCTGTCATTGCTATCCTTGACAGCGGTATTGATACTGATCACACAGAGTTTGCGGGTCGCATTGATGCAATGGAATGCTTTACTGGCCGCTGTGAACTGGGTTATGAAACCATTGAAGATCTTAATGGTCACGGTACACACGTAGCAGGTTTGGCTGCGGCTGCTCTTGATGGTGTTGGCACAACTGGTGTTGCTCCTGATGCACATTTGCTGATTGGTAAAGTTGCATATGATGCAGGCTTTGTTGATCTTAATGCTACTGGTGATGCAATTCGTTGGGCTGTTGAAAATGGTGCAGACGTTATCAACTTGAGTGCAAGTGTTAACATGGACCCAACCTATAAAAATAGCCTAGTTGAAATTGAGCCAGGTGTTTTCCGCAGTACAGACACTCGCGGCACTTACGCCACTGAAGGCTTTATGAGTATGTTGCGTTATCTTGGCACTGATTCATACAATTCAATGAACAACATGGTTGATGCATTCCAAGACAATGATTCAGTACTGGTAATTGCTGCTGGCAACAATGCTGCAAAAGTAGCAGGGTTCCCGTCTCACCTAGCAGTTCTTGAAAATGCTGATGGTTCACTGATGATGGACGGTCGTGTTATTATTGCTGGCAACTATGATTTGCGTACAGGCGCCATTGCGTCCAGCAGTAACCGCGCAGGAACAGTTTGCTTTGATTACAATGAGTCACAAAACACTTGTAATACAGATCGTCGTGTAAGTGACTTTTATCTGATGGCACCTGGACAATGGAGCGCAAGCACCTGGAACAACGGCGAGTATCGAGTAAGCTCAGGTACTTCAATGGCTGCGCCTGTTATCAGCGGCGGCGTTGCACTAGTACACCAGATGTGGCCACACATGACTGGTGAAAATCTTGTTAGCTTGATGCTTGATACTGCCAACAAAGATATTCCCAACTATAATGTAAACATTCACGGTCAGGGTATTATGGACCTTGCAGAAGCAACTCGTCCGCAGGGTGATATTGGACTTGCTATTGGCGGGCGTATTGACGGCTACCACAACAGTATCGCAACCGCAGGCACTATGAGCATTGCTGGTACAAACATTGCAGCAATTAGCAGCCTAATGGTAGTTGATGAATATGATCGTGACTTTTATGTTGATGGTAACACTATGAACATGTCACGTACTCCAGTGGTAAATAGCTATGCTGCACTTGCTGGTGTAAACATTGCCGCTGAAAATGCAGTGCTGAGTGTAAGCGATGCAGGTGACTTTGGTGTAGAAGCACGTGTAGACGGGGTTGCGTTTGGTGTTGTTAGCGAAGCACAAACATTCCTGGGCAACTATGCAGATGGCGCTATTGTTGATGTCGACGGGGCAACTACTGTATACGCTGGCTTTAACTTTGAAAACACTCAGGGCGCAACTACTTGGTTTGGTGGTGTAAATGTTGGTGTAACTGCACTAGATGTAAACAGCAACGCAATGATGAAATCAGCAAGCACACTGGTTAGCAATGCGGCACGTGTTGGCTTTAGTCAACAAGTAGGTGCAGGTAAGTTTAGTGTTAGTGCATCACTGCCAGTAGCAATTACCTCAGGCAGCGCAACATTTGATATGCCAACTGCCGTAAGCCTGGCAGGCGATATTGAAAACACTGAGATGTCATCAAGCCTTGCAAACACTGCACGTCAGGTAGACATTGGGTTCTCTTACGATGTTGCAATTGCTGACGGCTTTACTGTAGGAACATTTGCTAACTTTAACGATAACTACCAGAGCATTGCTGGTGCAGAAAATGCTACTGTTGGTGTTAACATTGGATGGACATTTTAATGAACACAGATAAGTTTAAACAAGCAGTTAGCTGGGCTTACCACAGCGAAGATGAAGACGCAATTCGCAATGAACTAGGATATGTTGGTGACATGGAACCAGTATACGCAGTGGTTGCACTACTACAAAAGCTAGCGGCTGATTATGATACAATACATGAATGGAGTAAGGATGATTAAATTTGCAGTAAAAGTTATGTTAGCAGTGGATGACTGGATCTACGTCACAGAAGGCACACGTGGCAAATGTTGGGATTTGAAACCTGTACTATTTGATACACGGCCTGAAGCAGAAGAGTATGCTAAAAGCTGGACAAAGAAAGGCGTCGAACGCTTTGTAAAAGTAGTGGATTATTACATAGAATGACATATCCATATCTATCGTATTATGATTACATGTTAGAAAAAAATAAAGAACTAAGGGAATCAGAAATGGTTAGCAACCGAGAATTAGAATCACCACTAAATGAGTTTCAGCAGCTAATGGCTATTACAGCAGAAGAAGCTGGCGAACTAACACAAGTATGCATGAAAATTATGCGCAAATACGACAAACTATCTGACGCTGCGAACGACAAATATAGAGATCTACTGATTGAAGAAGTGGGCGATGTCATGTGCATGTTTGAGCTCTTGATTGAACATAAGGTATTGACAACCGATGATATTAATGCTAGAGTAGCAGTTAAACGAGATAAACTCAAAGTATGGAGCAATTTAATTAAATGACAGAAGTTATGACAGAAGCTGCAACAGTAAATGTTGCTAAGAAACCAAAGCTACGCTATAGCGAAGCATTTTATAGCCTGCAGGGCGAAGGAAAGTATGTTGGAGTGCCAAGTGTATTCTTGCGCACCTTCGGTTGTAACTTCCGTTGTCAGAACTTTGGACTGCCACGTGGGCGTGAAAAGACACATTACAATCCAGAAGTAGAAGCACTGCTAAATAATGGCATACTGGATCGTGTAACAAAGTTTGAAGACCTTCCAATTATTGCGACAGGTTGTGATACATATGCCAGTATCTATCCCGAATTCCGTCATCTAGTTATGGATAAAACAGTTGACGAAGTAGTTGATCATTTGCTTAGCCTAACACCTGAGGGTAAATGGACACAGGACAATGGTCAAGACATTCACTTAATTATGACGGGCGGTGAGCCACTGTTGGCTTGGCAACGGTTGTATATTGAATTATTTGAGCATCCAAGAATGAGAGATTTAAAAAATGTCACTTTTGAAACAAATACTACACAACGCCTCCATCCGGAGTTCAAAGACTACCTTGCCAACCGTGCGAGATTTAAAACGACATTCAGTTGCAGTCCTAAACTCTCCGTATCGGGCGAATCTTGGCAGGATGCTATTAAGCCTTCAATTGCTCTTGACTATGCTAGTGTATCTGGTGTGGACATTTATCTTAAGTTTGTGGTCGCTGATGCGGTGGACGTCAAAGAAGTTGGCGAAGCTGTTGCGGCATTTCAGAGCGCAGGGCTCAACTGCCCAGTCTACCTTATGCCAATGGGAGGAAGAAGCGAAGGCTATGATCTCACCGTTAGACAAGTGGCAGAGCTCGCAATGGAGCGAGGCTGGAGATTTACACCAAGACTTCACATTACACTATTCGGAAATGCCTGGGGAACTTGACAAACGAACCAAATACTTTAAAGGTATCCAGAGTGAAGAACAACTGGAGCGTATAAGGAAACTGCGATGAAAGAAGCAAGAACAGAACGAATTGTAGAAGAACTAAAAGAAACAGTTGCAAGACTGAATAAACTAGATAGTATTCTACAAAAAATGGATGTGCGGTATAGTCTACATCGTTCCAGAGTTGATGAACCCTGGAAGCTGGAAGACATCGTACAGAAGGTAGAATATTAAATGAGTACAAGAAACAAGATCACTACATGGATTATTTTTTATCTGTGTACCGTGGTGGCAAGTAGTGCAGGCTTTGTGTTTCCACTAGGCGATGCTAACCCTTGGTATGCTACACTAGTTGACCCTAGTTTTGCACCACCAAATTGGTTGTTTGGTCCAGTATGGACTGCACTATATTTGCTGATGGCGACAAGTGCATACAAAATTATGACTGATGGTGCATTGCGCTATCAGAATGTTGCTATCAGTCTGTGGGGATTGCAACTTGCACTTAACACAATCTGGACACCAATCTTCAGTGGCGCACAGAATTTGGAAGTAGCATTTTATTACATTGCTGCACTATGGGTAACGATTGTTGCTTACATTCTAGTAAGCTGGCGTGTTAACCGTTGGGCGAGTATTATGTTCATGCCATACTTGGCATGGGTATCATTCGCTAGTGTGCTAAACTATGCATACTGGCAACTTAATCTTTAAAAGGAACATTTATGAACAATTATATTTTTACTAGCGAAAGTGTTAGCGATGGACACCCTGATAAGGTTGCAGACCAGATCAGTGATGCACTTGTTGATGCTGGGTTGAAGAATGGCGACGAGACTACTCGCGTTGCTATCGAAACACTTGTAACTACCAACTATGTAACATTGGCGGGCGAAGTAAAAAACTTTAACGTGTCAAACGAAGAAGTTAAAGAAATCGTGCGCAACAAGGTTCGTGAAATTGGCTATGAGCAAGAAGGGTTCCATTGGAAGAACCTAGAGATTGTCAATCGTATTCATAGCCAGAGTGCTGACATTGCACTTGGTACAGACGACTTTGGCGCAGGTGATCAGGGTATTATGTTTGGTTATGCATGTAATGATAATGACGCATACATGCCAGCACCTATTTACTACAGCCACGAAATACTTAAAGAACTTAAACAACAGCGCGGCGTTACACTTCTGCCAGATGCTAAATCACAAGTTAGTGTAGAATATGAAGGCGGTCGTGTAAAGCGTATTGATCAAGTTGTTATCAGTACACAACATGTAGAAGGTAAATGCGACACTGCAAGAAAAATTTCAAAAGATGTTGCAAAGGAAGTATTGGGAGACCTTATTGATGATAAAACTGTATGGCATCTTAACCCTACTGGTAACTTTGTTATTGGTGGTCCCGATGGGGATGCTGGTGTTACTGGGCGTAAAATTATCGTGGATACTTATGGCGGGTATGCTCCTCATGGCGGAGGTGCTTTTAGTGGCAAAGATCCTACAAAGGTTGATAGGAGCGCCGCATACATGGCTCGCTGGCTCGCTAAAAATGTGGTAGCAGATGAAATGGCGGATTGGTGCAATATTCAATTGAGTTATGCCATTGGCGTTAAACAACCCACAAGTGTGTGTGTAGAATCAAATGGATACAGTAAGAGTATTGAGCGGTTTATTCGTGATAACATTGACTTGTCTCCGCTAGGAATTATTCGCAGATTTGATATGTACAACTTCCACGAATACAGTAAGAATTGTGTATACGGACACTTTGGAGATAAGGACGTTCCTTGGGAACGTATTGGTTGGTAATGTTTAGAAAATTAAAAACACTCTTTGCTAGTAAAGAAGTTAAAGCAGTAATCAATGAAAAGGATCAAGCAACCGCACGTGGCGAACCCTACGTGCGAGTGCTAAAGGTTCACTTTGATGAAAACAAACCTGGTGACGGCTATTTCGAACTTGAGTGGAACCAGATCTTTGTTAGACGTTTGTTGGAATCAGGATATACTGGTGACAGCGAAGAAGAGATTGTTGATCAATGGTTTACTTCACTTTGTCGTGGGATCAGCGAACAGGACTACTAAATGGCCAGACTGGTACTAGTTACGGGCCCAGGACATGCTCATAATGAGTTGTTGTCCTGGGTTCTTAATCAAAACACAAGTGTAGTAAATAATTTTGAATTTATGTGGCAATTGTATCCAGGGCCGTTTGGTACATTTATACGTATCAATGATAGATGGAATACATACAAAGATTACCAATGGTTTGCAAACTATTATAATTCGGAATTGAGGGCTGGCACAGGCAGTCAGATCACTGAAGAACAAATTATAAAACTTCGTGATCTAGTACTAGAACTATATGCTCATTCAAATCATTTGAGCCAGTATATTAATTGCTTAAACGTATCAGAGTCAGTTAAATTTGCTTCTAATAATGGTATACCCAGTGCGACAGCAATCATTGACTTGCCCAATAGTAAATTTAGAAGCCATTATGTACAAATGGAATTCAGTATAGGTGCAGCAGAATCTAGAGATTATTCCAAGATGAATTTTGGGCTACCTGAAGTTTGTCACTGGCTCGTTAAAAAACATAGACAACAGATTAATGATATTTTACTCTCATCAGCTGATGCTATAGTGAATATTAACAATATATTGTCAGACGATATTGATGTGGTTGAATACGAAATACGGAAAGCAATGCACGAAACTGACATGATAATGGATGTAGGAACGTTATTCAGAGAAGATACGTATGAAAATTTACAATATTTTAAATTTATCAATCAACCAGTACATGCCTTAATGCAAACAATTAATGAAATGAGTTGGGATGATATTCTTGAAGAAGCACAAAAGTATTGACACAATGTCACACGTATGCTACATTAAACACGATAACGTAACACAGGTAATACAATGACTTATATTCTAGTAGACGCAGCTAATATGTTCATGAGAGCTCGCCACGTAGTTCGCGGTGACGACATGGAAACCAAGATTGGTATGGCATATCATATCATGTTCAGTAGCATTAACAAAGTATGGCGTGAACAAAGTGGTAATCACGTAGTAGTATGTCTAGAAGGACGTAGCTGGCGCAAAGACTATTACGAACCCTACAAGCGTAACCGTCAAGAAGCACGTGCTGCCCTAACTCCACGTGAACAGGCAGAAGACACTGCGTTCTGGCAAGCGTTCGATGATCTTAAAACATTCTTCACTGATAAGACTAACTGCACAGTATTGCAACACGGCAACTGTGAAGCAGATGATTTTATTGCACGTTGGGTCCAGAATCACAGCGATGCAAAGCATTGTATTGTAAGTAGTGATAGTGACTATTATCAGCTACTCAGCGATAAGGTTACACAATACAATGGTATTACAGGACAACTGATCACTATTAATGGTATCTTCGATGACCGCGGTAAGCCCGTAAAAGACAAGAAAACAGGCGAGCATAAGATGCCGGGAGAGCCTGAATGGCTACTGTTTGAGAAGTGTATTCGTGGTGATACTAGTGACAACGTGTTTAGTGCATACCCAGGTGCTCGTATTAAAGGCACTAAAAATAAGGTGGGTATTACTGAAGCATATGAAGATCGCAACACTAAAGGATATAACTGGAACAACTTTATGCTACAGCGTTGGGTAGATCATGAAGGTGTAGAACATCGTGTACTGGAAGATTATCAACGCAATCGCACATTGATTGATCTTACACAACAGCCTGATGATATTAAAGCAGCACTGGATGATGCTATTGTTACGCAAGTACAAAAAGAACGCAAATCGCAAGTAGGCATTCAGTTCATGCGTTTCTGTGGCAAATACAATCTAGATCGTTTGAGTCAGAGTGCGCAGGATCATGCTGCATACTTAAACGCAGCATATGAAGATGCCTAATATAACTGATGATGAAATAGAAGAGGTATTGCGTGAGATGCTGGAGATGTTTGGTAAACTTCCAGACCCAGAACAATACCCAAAACAATTCGACTTCTACATAAGAATGTATAAATTTTATAAAAACTATCCAGGAAAGCAAAATGGAACAAGCTGATCTAGAAAAACAACTACGCCGTTTGAAGTACGGTGTCCTACGTGTAACATTTAATAAAGTTAGTGGTGAACAGCGTGTGATGGATTGTACACTTGCAGAAGCACATGTGCCGCCAGCTGACAAAAAAGAACCACTGTCACAAGAAAAGATTCGCAAACTAAACGAAGAAGTAACCAATGTCTGGGACATGAATGCTCAGGGTTGGCGCAGTTTCCGCAATGCTAACGTAACTGCGATTGAATATTTGGGCGGTGTTTGTGGTTGTGGCAAGTCTGAAAACTGGCCTTACTGTGATGGTAGCCACAATGATCCTGGAAAAGAAGTAATTCACAATGTATACCGCACAGGAAGTAATTAAAGACAAGTTTTGGATTGTTAACGAAGTCCATGGCAAGGTAGGCACCCTGCGGTGCTTGCCTGATGGCTCATACGAATTCTTTGACCAACGCACAAACGAAAAACAAATACTTGCCGCACTGGATAGTTTATTCAGTATGGTTGATCGTGATACAGAAACTAGTGAAGACGTTATCAAGTTTATTAAAGGTTATCCTACTGCTACAAATAATCCAGTAGAAGTAGAACACGATACGCTACCGTTGTATGTAAAAACACCTACCAGCAAAAGTGTTATGGCTGCTGGGTACTATATACTTAAATTCAGTGGGATGGGATGGCAGTATGCTTTTTGTCCTAAATATGAAACACTGGAAAAATACCCTTATAAGGGCCCTTGGGCCACTGAATGGGAGATGAATCTCCAACTAAAACGCTATAAAAATAGCAGTTAATGCCATTTTTGCCCCAATTCTAATAAATACTTGTAAGAAAAGAATGCAAGGGGCTAAAATATATGGCAAGACCAAAACCAACAATTATTGTAGAGCAGGTAGATCGTAACTATAACACTGAGCAGATACTGGAAGCAGATGCCATATATGCAGTTTTTTACGAAGGTGCTCCTGTGAACTTACGTTCACTTAATACACTAGTAAATTACCCTGGGCCAAAATATAAAAAAGTAAGTTTCAGTAACAGCGGTCATGCGTTCAATCTCGCAGACCGCTTAAATCGTAAGTTCAGAACAGATAAGTTTACAGTAGTAAAACTAATACAGGGTGAGGTTGTTACCCGTGCTGACGTCGGAAAAGATTGATATCCTACAACAACATATAACGTATAGGCTAAGTCATGCGGTAAACGATGATTTGGATAGGCAAAAGATATTTCTCAACTATTCAACATTGAGATTACGAAAATCTGGACGTGACTATATGGTTAAAGTATACGATAGTTGGAAATTTAGTCCTCCAGAAAAAATCACTGCTCGCATACTATTGGATTTGTTTAATAAAATGGAACACCCATATTATTTAGATAAACGTATGGTGGTGCTGTTTAGCGAGCAGGATGCATTCATGTGCAAGATGGCTGGGTTTGAAAACTGGCTAGAAGGAAAATAAAATGAAAGTTGCGTTATGTTATAGTGGTGAAACCCGATCCTTTAACAATAGCGGAAAACATCACCTGCTAGTACTTAAACAGGCATTTGAAAAATTTGGGCATACATTAGATTGTTACGGAATACACTGGGATGATTGTGATTATCCAGATCAAGATGTTGTACAATTTAAAGAAATAAAAACAGTATCACAACAGATAATACGCGAGTGGGTAGAGCAAGATTTGCCAGGCAGGGCCATTGTTAATAATGGTTATGCATACGAAAGATTCAGTTCACTATATAATTTAGAATTTGATAAGATACCACGTGATGAACTAGTGTATTCATCGTATACTTCTTTAGGACAAGTAATTGGAGGATGGATGTCATTACAATTGCCTAAAAATGATTACGATCTTTATATTAGATGGCGTTGGGATGGTTGCCTGTCGATTGAATCCAGCAAATCATTCTATAATTACCTCAAAGACTCAAACATCACCATTGATACTATGTTACAACATCTGCTGTTCCTGAGTATTAGCAAATTTGAAGATCTTGCCAATAATACAGGATGGATAGGCGGAAGTGAAGGTGTATCAATATTGACTTCGCCTAATTCTTTAATTAGAAACAATTACATCACTCTTGATGATCCGTTCATGGCGATTAAACCAATTTTAAAGCAGCGTATAAGTGACGTAGATGTCTTAGATTATTTTTCTGAATTTTTAGGAAGATACAAGAACTTTTCAGATAGACCAGACACACATGCGTTATGGTCAGAGCCATTGATACGTGACATGGGAGCAATATACTCATTTTATCCATTGCAGATATTTGGGTTTCATAGAAACAAGCCTCTACAGACACTTGAAGGGCGATATAAGTCTTACTGGGACAAGTATGAACACATATACGGCAAGTCAGCGCAGTAAAAAAATCCTAAAAAAGTGAATCTTTTTTGTTGACAACCAAGACATCTTACTGTAGAGTATAAGAGTAAGTTAAGACAACGGAGATGCAAATGACTAAGTTCGTAAAAACAAACTTTAAGCAGAGCGGCGAATATGTTAGCTACAACGGTAAGTTTGTTGCTCGCTTTAAGCACCGTGGTCCGTTTACCAAGATTAAGTTTTTGAAAGAACTTATCGCTAACCACACTGTTGAAGGTTACTTTGCAGAACTGGACGCTGGCAAGGCTCCAGTTGCTATCCTGCGTGATGCTAACGAAGCCTGGTACTACGCAACTATTGAAGCACATTACGGTCGTCCGATGAGTGCTTTGATGAGCAGCTACGCTAACTAAGGAGAACGACATGCCTGTTTGGAAACATGATACATATGCTGCCTACTGCAAACACAATGCCGCACTAGGCTATCAAGTCATCCCTGAGACACTTTGGAACGCACTCAAAAAAAGTGAAGATCCTAAAAAATTAACTGTTGACACTGCTAACTGAATGCTGTAGATTAATACTGTAGAAACAAAGCACAAAGGACTACTAAAATGGCTATCACTGAAAACCGTACCGTAAAGATTACCGAAGCTACTACGCTTCTTACCCTTGCATTTAAGAAACAGCGCCCTGTGTTTATGTGGGGTCCTCCAGGTATTGGTAAATCTGAACTTGTAGAAGGTATCGGTGCTTCTGGTGTGTTGGGTAATACCAAAGTAATTGACATGCGTCTTGCGCTGTTTGAACCCACTGACTTGCGCGGTTATCCTGCCCCTGACCTTGCTAATGGTAAAATGGTCTGGCTTCCGCCTGCAGACTTGCCGCAGGCAGACATGGCAGCGCAATATGACACTGTCATCCTTTTCCTCGATGAACTTAACAGTGCTGCGCCTAGCGTACAGGCTGCGGCTTACCAGCTGATCCTGAACCGACGCATTGGTCAGTATGTCCTCCCAGACAACGTTGTGATTGTTGCTGCTGGTAACCGTGAGACTGACAAGGGTGTTGCATACCGTATGCCCAAGCCACTGGAAAACCGCTTTATCCACGTTGAACTGCGTGTTGACTTTACTGACTGGCTGAACTGGGCTGTTAACCACAACATCCACCCTGACATTGTTGGTTACTTGAGCTTTGCTAAGAACGATCTCTACAACTTTGATCCCGCTAGCAGCTCGCGTGGTTTTGCTACTCCTCGCTCGTGGACTTTCGTTAGCGAGATGCTGGAAGGCAGCGAACTGAATGAGGGGCTGGAAACTGACCTAGTTGCTGGTTGCGTTGGCGAAGGTACTGCGGTTAAGTTTATGGCACACCGTAAGATTGCTGGTGATCTGCCCGATCCCACTGACGTGTTGGACGGCAAGATTAAGGAAATGAAATCCAACGAGATGAGTGCCAAGTATGCGCTGGCAACTAGCCTGTGCTACGAACTGAAAGCACGTAGCGATAACGGTGCTAAGGCTGGCAACCTGGATGGTTTCCACAAGAGCTTCAGCAACTTCATCAGCTTTATGATGGACAACTTCGAAACTGAGATGGTGATCATGGCGTCACGTATTGCAATGCAGAACTACAAACTGGTTCCTAAGCAAGACAAGATCGAACGCTTCCAGGAATACTTTAACAGATATGGGCGACTTGTTTTGGATGCATGATAAGAAGTGAGAAGGGCGCTTAGGCGCCCTTTTGTTTACAGTTATCATTATGCCATCGATAGTAGTTACTACCGGTGGCTTTTTTGCCGCAGTGTGGGCAAGTATATACGGGCCTGTTACGTGCTGCAATTGAAACATTTTTTCTGTGTTCATCTGACATTAGAATTCCAGCATTCCAAGATGTGCCATTTGCTTTTCTAGCAGCACTAATTTTTTCTCTGACTTCTGGACGTTTAGCGTGGTTCTTATCGCCTTTAAAATGTTCACCATGTAACTTACGCTGTTCATCAGTCCAGTATACTGCGTTAAATGCTTTTGCACCAGCACGTATACGTTCTTTGACCCAGTCTGGTTGCCGCTTGCCATGCATGGGATTGTTAATGCCACTGACCGCAGCACGTTGTTCTTGTGACCACTTTGTACCGCTTGCGCCCTGCCCTCCAGCAGTTCTGTTAAGCAGTATACCAGTGCCAGTGTCAACTCTGCCATATTCAGATATAAGCTGACGCTCTAGTTCAAATGCTTCTTGTTCAGTGAGATCGGTTTTAACTAAATCAATATACGCAGTATCTGGTACTTCGACATATAGATGTTTTTTGTAGGCACGGTTGCCCTTACCCTTACCTATGTAATAAGGGGTTCCGTCAGTTCTAAGATACTGATAGACATAGTATGAATGTGTGCTATAAATAGACATGCTGTTGTGTTTCCTTCAATCCTTACAATAGAGCAGTTGGGTGTTGGCGCACCGCGAACTGCATTTTTAATGACCTGTATCGATATCCTTGGTCCAGCGTTTTAATTTGGCTGTGTTGTTCTGCTTTTTCTTTTGTTGTTTAAAGAAAGTTGGAGCAGTTCGCGAAGTCTGGCTTAAATTTTCCTCCAGCGCAGCATCGATATCATCAGCTTCATTAACTGGTTGTTTTATCAAATCAGTGTATTTCATAGTATTATTTATCCAAAAGATAAATACACTTATATAAGAGGGTTAAATCATGCGTTATGAGCAATTATCTGGCGGGAAAACATTGACAGAAGATATAAGTGATTTGAATATAGATGCATCTGCTTCTAGAAAAACACCAACTACTGTAGATAAAGTAAAACAAGGCTGGGGCAAACGAATCATTAAAAAAATATCAATGGCAACTATTCTTGGTTTGCTAGGATTAACAACTGGCCCAGTTGGTGCTGCACTTGGCGCCGCCGCTGGCATGTTCCTTGCAGGAAAGAGATTTAAAAACAAGAAAGTTAAAGGTGTTCCGTTAGAAGTGTATATGAAAGAAAAAGGGTTAGATACACAAATAGCTGCTCTCCATGACAAATATTTTTCCAACTCTGCCATGGCAGAATTTTTAGATAATAAAGACGAAATTGCTATGGCATTTGCACAGGAAAAAGAAAATGATTCTGTAAAATATAACAGGATTGGTGGTGATAGAGATAGAGTGTTGCAGAATACTCGTGACTACGCCCTACAAGGGGTCAAAAAGCATCTGGACTTAGCTGGAAGAGACTTAGCTGATTTAGCTGTACAGCATAATCTAAAACCAACAGCGGTAGCATACTTGTATGCGTCTATGTATGGCGATGGTCCCCTCAATCTTTTCATGAAAAAAATTATCGGCAACGACGGAATTAAGTAATTTTTCTCTTGACAAACCAATGTTTCTTGCTTATATTAGTATTGTAAGTTGAAACAACGGAGACACAGAAGTGTTTAAAATTCTCAAGAAGCTGATCAAGTGGTTAGTAATTTATCCGGTACTTGCTATACTTGGTATCAGCGTTGCTCTTACAGCGTTTGATATGTATAACAATTGGGATAACATATCACTGGAAATTAAAAATACTCGTATTGAAAATTGTATTTCAGATGTAGGCATTGAAAATTGCACCGTCGACGGTTATTTGACTCAAGAATTTAAGGAACAACAACGTCTGCAAAAGCAACAAGAACAAATCGCTGCAGAAGATCAACGGCTGCGTGAATTAGCAGCTGAAAATGTGAGAAACGCTGCCGCTCAACAACGCTCACGTATCGAATCACAGTTGACTACATACTGCATGGATCAAATTAAAAGCAGCGCCTTGTATCCTACAAAAGTTGACTTCCATATTTTCAAAACAGAACGCCGGGTGTTTGAAAACTTTTCTAACAGTGACAAACCTAATCGTTTTATGTTTAATACTGGCGGAGAACTAATGAACGGGTTCGGTAATATGGTTCCGTTTACTGCGGTATGTAAGGTAGATTTTAACACCACAGAGTTTTCTCTGGTAGAAGTAATAATTCAATAATTATTGAGGATAATATGAAAAAGATTCTTCTTGCTACTATTATGATGTTGGGATTGATTCAATAATGGTAAAATCATGAGCGCAACATTCCTAACACCAAAACTAGCGGAGGGAGAGAGTGTAGACCTCTCCCTCTACTCACCTAGAGAACGGACTAACATTCGTTTATACGGGCTACAGTATAAAGACTGGGAGCCTGCAGATGTAGCTGAGTATAAGCAACGCTGGCGTAGCACTGCGACGGTAGTAAACATCAAAGGTCGTTACGAAGAAGCAAATCGTTGGATCAAAGAACACTATTACATGCAGAACTATTTTATTATCAAGTTTGCACAGCCTGACGACAGTCACGATGTGTACTTTAAAAATGCAACTGATGCAATGATGTTCAAGATGGCGTTTTACTAATGGAACAGTGGCAATATAAAATTCTCAATAAGATACGAGGTATGAAAACAGGCGAAATTACTACTGTATCTTATGGTGGCCGCGGCAGTGGCAAAAGTCAGATGTTGTCAGTGTATCTCGAGTATTTTGAAAAACTCATGCAAGATCAGCGTATGCAAAATCATACCCGCCAAAGGCTATTAGCTGAAGGCTGGCTTCCAGTAGAGTGTGGAGATCACTTTATGAAAAACTGGACTGAATGCCATGCTATATGCAAAGAAACGTTTGGTGATAATTATACATGGACTGGCGAAATATTTTGGTTCCGTACAGAATCAGATATTTTATGGTTTAAAATGGCATTTGGTACTTGACACTGATTATTCCTTAACGTACTATATAAGTATAGCAAAGGAGGCACACAATGGCCAAGATTCATAGATTCCCCCATCCCGTAGATCTTAGCAAAGTTTGCATTGGTAACTATTACATGAACCTTTACAACGCCGATACTGGAGAGTTTGTAGAAGGTCGCCACTACGAAATGTATAGCGGTAATGCTATGATGGACGAAGCTAAATGGCTTAGATCATGTGGCTACCGCGTAGAGTGGTAATAACTGAAAGTAGACTATGAAAGACCGTATTGAACAAGAACTCGCTATTGGAGATCCAGTGGTATATGTACGCCCAGTATGGAAGGATCTTGGACTTGGGCAGATTATAAAAGTCACCCCCAAGCGCATCAGGATCCGTCCATACCCCAATGGCGAGCGTACTTGGCGAAAAGACTATTCTGACCTTGTATCGAGTGACAGCATTATGAAACTTGAAGCTGATCAGGTTATGCTGTTGCGTCTTGCTGGCAAAATTTAAATAAATGCTTGACACATGCCAAAATATCCAGTATAGTTATACTGTAGAAACAAATGGAGGCCACTATGGCAATGACCGCTGAAGAACGTATTACCCGTAGCCGTGTTCGACTGCTACTAGGCAAGCCATTTTTTGGACAACTTGCTACTCGTATGCGTATTATTGAAGCCCCAGATATGCCCACTGCGGCAACAGACGGACGCCATTTCTTTTTCAATCGTGACTTTGTAACCCGCCTCAGTGACCCAGAACTAGACTTTCTAGTTGGTCACGAAGTGCTGCACATGGTATACGATCATATGGGCGCACGTGGCGATCGTGATCCTATGCTGTATAATATGGCTGCTGACTTTAACATTAACATGACGCTAGTAGAACAGGGCATCGGTACTGTTATTGGTGAAGACAAACTCAATGGCGGCAAGCCCTGTTTGGACTGGAAATATCGTGGCATGAATAGCTACGAGATTTATGACGAGCTATATGAGAACGCAGACAAGATCCAGATTGGTAACATGGATGTACACCTGGATCTAGACGGTAGTGGTGATAATTCAGGCACCGCTGGCAATTACGG